TTCGATCTATGTACGTCCAGATGGATACTTCCTACACAGACCGTTTGACGGTGGTATGGAAATTGGAACCAGTAAGTCACCTGATGGTCAGATTGTAAGACAGACACGTAGATACTTCCGTTACCAGTCAGGTAAAGGTATACAGTGCTCTCTTGCTATCAACTTCTGTCCTAAGATGCCTACTGTAGCACAGACATACTTCCCATATGTTGATGGATCTGTAGTTCATCGTGTTCTTGTTGCTACAAAACTACCACATAATTTAGAAGTCGGTACTAATCTACAATTTGTGGATTCAATCGATGATGGTTATAATGGTACTTACCCAGTTGCAACTGTCTATAATGCATTTACCTTTGCGTATCATTTAGACGCTGCACCTACATCACAGAATGCTACTGGATTTACTGGATATCACGTACTCAATTGGGTTAACTCCAACGTACGTGCTGGTATGTACGACTTCCAGAATGGTATGTACTTCGAGTACGATGGTGGTACATTGAACGCCGTTCGCCGTAGTTCCACAACTCAGTTAACAGGTCGTGTATCTGTTGCTAAGGGATCTAACATCATTACTGGATCATCTACATCATTCACTGCACAAGTTGATAACGGCGATTATGTTGTTATTCGTGGACAGTCACATAAAGTGATTCGTGTTGTGAACAGTCAGTATATGATTATTCAGCCTCAGTACAAAGGTATTACTGCTGAAAATATCATTCTTACTAAGACAATTAACACCAAGATTCCTCAAGCAGAATGGAATCACGATAGATGTGACGGAACTGGTCCTTCTGGATTCGTTCTGGATATCACCAAGATCCAGATGGCATATATGGATTACTCTTGGTATGGTGCTGGTAAGATTCGCTTTGGATTTAAAGATCAGAATGGTCACGTCAAGTACGTACACGAATTCAAGCACAACAACCGCTTAACCGAAGCATACTTCAGATCAGGTAACCTACCTGCTCGTTACGAGATTCAGAACGAAGGAATTCCTACTTACATTCCAAGTCTGTTCCACTGGGGTACTTCTGTTATCACAGATGGTCGATTTGACTCTGACAAAGCATACCTCTTCACAGCGTCTGGAAACTTGCTTAAGTTTACTAACGAAGTGTCACAGAGTTCCACAACTAACCAGAACTCTCAAGTTAAGAGACAGTATGATGTTGGTGAGGGTTGGGCTAGAAACCAAAGATTCTATCTCAGACTATTCTTTAGCACAGGTCAGTCAGGTGTTCTAACACAGGGTTCGACAGTTTACAATAACACTGTTGCTAATGGTTGGTTCGTTGATGGTCGTGGTATTTACAGATCTAGATCCTCAAGTGGTTACTTAGAAGTTGACTTCTTATACGTTGACGATAATGGTAACACAACCTTCCAGTGGAACCAAGGTACAAACATTATCAACACTGCACTAGGCAACCCTGCTGTTCCTTCAGGAACAACAATGGCAGTTGGTGCACCATCTGGTACTGATAACGTGGTTCCTTCGCAGATACCTCTTGTATCAATTAGATTGTCACCTTCTGTTGACTCCTCTCTATCTGGTTCATTAGGAGAACGTGAAATTATCAACCGAATGCAGTTACAACTTAACTCTCTCGACGTTGTTAACACACACGAGTGCGAGGTTAAACTAATCTTGAACCCATCACTAAGTACAGACTCGTACTTAGATGTGGCACCTCCTTCACTATCTCAGCTGATCAAGCACACGAATGATGACACCTACGCAGGTGGACTTGAGATCTTCTCCTTCCGTGCTGCTGGTGGTACAACTGACAACAGTGGTAACAGATTAACAGGATCTACTTCTTACGATATTAGTTCCATCATTGAGATGGGTAACTCCATCCTTGGTGGTGACGGTATCTTCCCGAATGGACCTGACCTTCTAACGGTTACCGCAGAACCTGTTGACTTGACGGGTGTTAACAATAACAACCCATTCACCGTAACAGGACGTATTTCTTGGAGTGAGTCACAGGCATAATCTTGACACTCTGATAAATATCACATATAATAAGGGGGTTATAACGACCCCCTTTTTTATTCATCAATTATGGCCAATATGAATACCGACGAATTAATCGTTAATTTTTCTACTCAGATGAAAGATCTTATGAAGGAGATTGCTGAGATGGAACAGAAATTAAACACTGCTAAAGAACGCTACCTTAAACTACAGGGTGCAGTTGAAGCATTAAATATTGTTAAAGATCAGGCTGCTCCTGACGATGAGGAAGTAGAAAGAGAACTTCTTAACGAGAGTTGAGCGAGTGGTACGAACATCCTTGGTATACTAGAACGCCAAGAGAAGATGTATTTGGAGATTGGGGGTTCCATAAGGAGTTCCCATTTTCTCGTGTCGATATACCTATTAAAGATTGTTTACCATATCTAACTGAAGAGAATTTAATCGTAGTTCAATTTGAGGATATTGCTTGGAAAGGAAAGCATTTATATCCACATATGTCCTTTGATAATTGCCCTTGTTGCTTTGGGGCACGTAAGGATCCTGAACTGTATCCAGGAATTATAACAGATATGTCTAATCCATATAATGACAAGTATAGAATGTTGGATGGTAAGCATCGTATAGCCAAGATGATTTCTATGGGTCTAACAGAGAGTCAGTTTTACTTTATACCATTTTCTTTATTAAAGCGACATTTCCTATCTGTCTAAATATAGAAGAAGGGTAAGAATGTGTGTAATGGCAAAACCGAGCACGAGAGCAGAATTACAAGCATACTGTAAGAGGCAGTTAGGGGAACCTGTACTGCAAATTAACGTAGCCCAAGAGCAGATAGATGATCTGACTGATGATGCCTTCCAGAAGTTCTCTGAGTGGACTTACAACGGTGCTGAGAAGATGCTTCTTAAGCACGAAGTTACTGCTGCTGATGTTACACGCTTCGCATCTCAGAACCAGACTACTACGGTAGCTGGTAGCACAACTGAGTGGACAGAAAGAGATAATTATATCCTAGTTCCTGAACACGTATATGGTATTAGCCGTATATTTGGTATCAAGTCTAGTGGTATAAGAGGTAACTTATTTGGTATAGAATATCAGATCTTCCTAAATGACTTATATCATTTTGGTGCTGTTGATATACTTAACTACTATATGACCAAGAGCTATCTTGAGACTCTTGATTTTGTATTGAATAATGGAACATTTATTCAATTCAGATTCAATCAGAGACAAGACAGACTCTATCTTGACACTGCTGCTGAAGATATGAAAGCAGGTGAGTTCGTTATCATTGAATGTTATAGGGCATTAGATCCTACAACATATACGGATATGAACAATGATCCCTTTATGAAAAAGTATCTCACTGCTCTTATTAAGAAGCAATGGGGTATCAACTTAACTAAGTATCAGAACATTCAATTGCCTGGTGGTATTACTCTCAATGGAGAGAAGATATATCAGGAGGCAGTTCTAGAACTTGAAAAGATTGAGAGTCAAATACTTTCAACCTATGCAATTCCACCACTTGACCTTATTGGATAATGCCTACTAGCACCTATTTCCCATCTTTACACGGTGGCACTACTGGTGAACAAGGTCTTATTCAAGACCTAGTTGACGAACAGATTAAACTATTTGGTAGTGATGTCAAGTACATCCCTCGTATAATGGTTCAAGATCAAGTGATGAATGATGTCACTTTATCAAAGTTTACAACTATATACACAGTGGAAATGCTTCTACAAAACGTAGAAGGATTTGGTGGTGTTGGTGCTGAACTTGCAACTAAGTTCGGTCTACGTATCACTGATGAGGCAACATTTATTGTCTCAGTTAATCGGTGGGAAGAAGTAGACGCAGCAAATCCATCTCTCCCAGATCGACCAAATGAAGGAGATATCATACATTATCCTTTAACAGGTGATAACTATGAGATCAAGTTTGTAGAAAAAGAAGTGCCTTTCTTCCAGCTAGGCAAAGTATATTTCTATACGATCACCACAGAGATTATGGAGCGTGGTAACACGATCTTTGATACTGGTGATGCAGCAGTCGATCAATTAGAACGTGAGGCATATACCTTCCCAATTACCTTGACTAATATCACAGGTACATTTGCAGAGGGTGAGGACTTTACTTCTAGTGGCGG